TGTGGTAATCTATCTGATATGTATTACATGCTAAAGAGTTATTGAAAGCAATTTCTTTGTTTGGATACACCATATCAATACATGTTTTGGGGAATGGATGTCCTTTTATCCACTCTTCAATGTCATCATACCAATTTGGTATGAGGGCATGAGGATCAAAGATGTTCTTGCTTATTCCTATGAGTTTATTTCTCCTCTTATCGAGGATGTCAATTCTATGATGGTAACAACTAATTTGCTGGTCAATATCTCTCCTAATACGTTCTATTCGGTCTGTTTTATTCATATTCTTCTTAGTTGTAAATTAAAAAGGTTCGTCACCAGTCCTAAATTTTCGACATTGTGAGTGTAATCGCCCTGTCTGATATAAAGGGTCATATCTAACCCCTATTTCCTTAGCAACCCAAAGCGGGATAGTTCCTAACACGAACCCATAATCAATATGATATGCCAGTTTGCATTTTGCTTTTTCCTCTGATTCGGATTGGTTCTCATACTTGATACACTTATCACAATTACATTCGTGCCACGATTGCGCTTCCGTCCCATTCGAAAACGGAGTGACGGGCGTGTCTTTGGCAAATGGATTATCGTTAAATACGTCCATGATTTCTTACTGTTTAGCTACTAATTTCAATCTATATCCTAAGTTGTTAGTTTTCTCATCCTTATCTATCAGATGAGAGTACAATTCATCCATTATGATATAAAATATCACTTTGGGCAAAGGCTTTTGAAGGTAATTTGCGAAGTCTTCAAACAATAAATGTTTTGGGGTTACTTCTTCTATTTCTTCAAAACATTCATGTAGTGGCTTAAATTGTAAGCCATGTTTTTGGGGGTTTGTCAACAGTTCCTTGTAGGCGTTGACTGTTTCTGGAGATAATACCATAAATTCATTATTTATTAATGTTCTACTAACTCTAACTCTGATTCAAAAAATTCCTCGAAATACATTTTCCCGTTAGGATAATGGAGCATAACACAATAAAGGTTTTCTTCACGTACCCCATCTTTGGTTTTAACTAAAGACTTTTCTTCCACGACTTCAGCGATAACGCCGACTTCCGACTTATGCCTTTCGTTCGTACACCACACATGTTGTTTTATTTTATATTTTGTTGCCATATTCGTTGTTTTTTAATTATAAGCCTTCATAGTAGGCTCGGTTAATACTATTCCTCCAGATCGGGTATAGGCATCCACATATCACATTCATAATCTCCGTAATCTTCAAACTCAAAATTCCCGGATGTTGCGACACGTGGAGGTTTCCCGGCTTCAACAACTATATAACCACTAACTATTGCTCCATTTGATACCATCCTGCAAAGAACCATCTCATTTTCTTTAGGTAATCTTTCTTTAATGCTTACCCACGGGGATTGCTTTGCCAGCCATTCGGCACCTGCTTTGAAGTCCTCACGACAATTATCTTTGCGAAGCACATAGTCATCCGCATCCACTTCTTTGAGAACATTCTTGCGAAAACTCGTTTTTCTTATGGCGTAATCCTTTGCCGCTTCTTCTACTGTCTGTCTCATATCAATCTTGCTCATATTTATTTATCTGTTAGGAATTTCTTATTCAAGTGCCCTTCTCTGATAAGCCATTCTATAGCGTCAACCACATTGTCCATCAGATTCTCTTTGTCGAAGGATTTTGCGCAATTGTAAGTATTGTCACCTTCCCCGTCCTTGATCCAGTCCGATGCGTACATTAACTCAACGAAATTTCCGGATAGGTAATAAACCATCCCGTCAATATCATCTTGGTATGATTTAGGCATCATGTCTATCAGCTTGGATAGAGACCAAGCCGGGAATGCCATATCTTGATCCACATGCTTTTCAACCCTGCCATATTCAAATGCGACCGGACATTCGAACTCGTCCAAATACATGTCCGCAGTCCCCGGTCTCACCCCGGCCTCTAATAGCCGGGATGATTGTTTTTTATTCGTGCAAATTTGATTTTCCATTACAACTTGTCTAATTCGTCAATAAACTCATTCATGTACTTGCAGTCCATATCGCAATCGGAAAGATGCCGGCACATCCTATCATTACCCTTGGATAGATCCGGGCATGATTTCCGATGAGTCTCGATCGCCTTGTCCCTCATATCCAAAGACGCTAGATCGGCGGCTCTTCCGGCGTACTGTTTCCAGTCAAGAGGAAGATACTTGTCCGATCTGCATTTATTGGCCTCGTACTGGTGATCGATGTATTCTTGGGCTTTCTTGCTTATCATATTTATCCCTCCTGTATTATAACACATTCTATCTCTTCGTCCCATGTGACATCCACCGGATCGTACTCATACTCTCCATCGGACGTGCGGATCATTACCTCCGCTTCCGGGTCTTGCTCTTGGAGAAGAGCTATTAGTTCTTTATTTCTCATGACTTATTTATCGAATTTGATTTGGTACAGGTGGAAACAATTCTCATGTAGGTTGACAAATTCATTACGTGGAGGGAATATCTGCGCTACCTGCATGCTGTCCGGCATGAACTTGTATCGTATCTCTTTCAGTTCGTAATATCCGAGCGTGTGATTGGCGGATACGGACAGATGCCATTCACCCATTTCCTTATTTATGAGGATGTCCTTTCCTTTGTAGGTGAACATACCCGTCTCGTAAACTCCGTGCTCATCCTCGATATGCTCATATATGAAATCGATCGGAAGCATCGTAAATGCCATTGGTAATGGCCGTTTATATTTCTTCAATTCCTCATTTGTCATTTTCTCTGTTTTTTTATTTATCTCATCATAGATGAATGCAGCTTTCAACTATGATGAAAGGTTGATGTTTCTATCGCCTTGAATATCTCAAATGCTACTTGTGGGACGATGGCGTTTCCGTAGGCATGAAATACCTCCTCTTTCAATCGAGATTTGCCATACAACTCAGATGATTTTCTGGAAAACCCATAATCCAAGCTACAAACCGGTGGTTGACCAGCCCACGTAACCCCAACCGATATAGGTGTTCCGGAAAGCATCCTGCGCTCCTTGATAATCTCTTGGCATACATTGGAGAAGAAAGGTTCTCCCTCATGTAATCGGATGCCGTCGGTGTGAGCAACCATGTAACACCTCGCTCTTCTATGGGGCGCACCCGCATCTGAAGCGTACATAATCTTCCATTCCGCATCATACCCCAGTCGGGCCAGCTCATCGAGGATCTTTGCAAAATCTCTTCCGTCGTTAACTCTTGTGATGTTAGCAACATTCTCTGCGACAACCCATCGTGGCCGGATCTCGTCGATCGCACGCGCCATATGCCGCCAAAGTCCCGTTCGCTCACCCCTAAGCCCGAGCTGTCCTTCCCCGAATTGTTTTGCCTTACTTGCGTCTTGGCATGGGAATCCTCCTGTAAGAATGTCCACTCGTCCTCTCCAAATAGAGAAATCTGTCGTCGTGATGTCATTATAGCTTACTCCCTTGAATCTTTTAGTTATAAACTCCCTACAAAAGTCATTTATCTCGCAATGGAACAGGTTCTCCCATCCCATCCATTCGGCGGCAAGGTCAAATCCGCCCACGCCAGAAAATAATGATCCATGTGTCATATCTCCTTGGTTTTAGCGAATACCACGCTTTCATGATCCGGCCTCAGATGGGCCATGCAAGCCTTGCTGTACTCGCAAAATCTCGCTCCCTCGTCCCGGAAGACGCATCCCCTGCACGGGATCTTGTTCTGGCCGTTGTAGTACGGCCTGTACTTTTCCACGATAATTTTCATGTCTCCTACCAACACGATCAAACCGATAGGGGTGTTTCTCAATCTCTCTGTTATTTTCATGTTATCTTCTCCTGCTTTCTCCGTTTAGGATTATCACGTTAAAACTCTTGAACCTGTCCACCAGCCTAGTTCCGAACCGATTCTTGAAATCCGTGACGGATAGGTTGGAAGTGATATGATACTTCTTCTGATGGGACTGGTATATCTCGTACCTCGCGTATAGGAACTCGTCTATTACGCTGTTAAGGCTGGTGCCGTAGCTTTTCTGGTTCTCCGTCTCAAGACCGATATCGTTAAGGCAGATATCGAACGGGTTCCCTTCCATGCTCCCTTTCCCGGCCTCCTCGTTGTACGTGAACCTGTCTATGTGACCATGGATCTTGTAATAGTTCATCATCTGGGTCACGGATAGGTTCACGAAGCGTTTGGGGTTATCCGTCAATTTCAGGTAATCGGCGAATATCTGCATCATGAGCGTTTTGCCCGTTCCCGGATCTCCCACGATAAGGAGGTTCTTGTGCAGCTTATAGTTCTCCTCCGGGAATACGGACTCGGCCAACGGGCAATCGTTGAAATAATACAACAGGAATCTCAAAACCTTGTCATTCCCCCTGTCTGTCTCGAATTGCCGCCTCTCGATCCCTAGGTAATTACAACCTAGCGCCTTTATCATCCGGGCGTGGCTGATGTACTCCGTATCGTCCGAGAGATCGTACCTAGAAACGTTCTGTATAGTCCTTGCGTGCTTCTTCACTAGGTTGAACACCTGTTTTTGCTGGAGCCCCTCTTTTTCCGTAGGCCCCCGCATGGCTTGTATAGCCTCCGAAAGTTTCTTTTCTTGTTCCTCCATTATGTCTTTGATTATAAGCCCTTAGTCCTGTTCCTTGCCACCAATAGGTGAATCGTCTCTTCACGTCATCTATCGTTTTTAGCGTATCGCCTTCCCCGGTGGATACCATCCAAGCGAGGAAGTTATCCAGCTCGCCGGGAATGAGGTCGTTGAAAGCGACGCTCAATCCCGATATCTGGCAAGCGTATCTGCGCCATTCCTCGTCCCCCAATAACTCATTCTTGAAATTCTCGAAAAGCGTCTCACGCGTATTAAGACTCTCTCTATTTTTATTTCCTTTTCTTTCCTTTATAGGGTTTGTGTTTACATTAATGTCATTATTGCTTACATTAACCTTATTATTGTCCACATTAACTAGTAGGTAAGGATAATTAGATGAATCTTTTCTTCTTTTTATAGCCTTGAAATATCGCTCCTGAATACCTTTGCTAGTTAGAACACTTACCGTGCTAAACAGAGTCTGTTCAAAGAATCCCCACCTAACCAAGCGTGTTACTATCTGCTCCAGTAATTCTAAGCTAATGCCGGGTAAACCTCTAAGCAGTGACATCTTTAACGCATCATTCCACAATATGAAATACCCATTTCGGTATATCGCACAAAGCAGCTTTATAGCGGTGATCTCACCCTTAATGCCAAATTCACCCGATATTGAGCCTATTTTTTCATCAGAAAAGAAATCAACATCGAAAGGGAAATAGTCTAGCCCTTCTTTATTTGGTCGTGCCATGTTTATTTCTCCATAATTTAAATTCTTCCATTGTCATATTGCTTTTCTGTAAATTACATTTCTCACATAATACTTGAAGATTGTCCAAAACTGTAAAGCCTCCTCTTGATACAGGAATAATATGATCTATGCAGAGTTTTTCAGAACATCCACAAACAGCACAATATCTACCGTCTCTTTCAAATACTTTTCTTTTTATACTGTCATTTAGTTTCATGGCCTCTTCACGAATTGCCTCTCTCATTCTTGAGCTTATTCCATGATTCTCTGCAAAAAGATATATTGCTCTGCCACCGATTGGAATGCGCTTTACTATTGTTCCATCAAGTGCATAAATGATAGCATGCTTAATTTTGAATTTTCGAAGTTTATCGCAAGAAGGCGTCATTTCATTAATTATATCCCCATCTTCAGAATAAAAGGATACTATCCGTTTCCCTTTAATAGTCTTATTTAACATAGATAGCTCCTTGGGGGTAAGCTTGCTTAGTCCTCTTTTCATACAGTTATCTAAATGATTATTATAAAATAGAGAGGATTTATTATCCTCTCCCATATGTTATTTCTCTACCTCCGATACATTCGATCGTGTCGGTTGCCTCAAATCGTGCCGATTGTATTAGATCAAGCCACGCTTCGCACTCCGAGAATGTCCGGGCTGCTTCCCACATTTCATTAGAAAAAAACTTACGAGAGAGCATTATGAAACCCTTATCCATATACTAAAAATCAAAATCTGGGGATTCTCCTCCCTGCAAGGACTTTAGTTTCTGGTCTACAAGGTGGTTTACATCCCATATGTTTACAGGTTGTATTTGCAGGTTCTCCGCCATTTGCCTTGCCACTTCCTCGGAGACAGGATTTATAGCGTATATGGCCCCCGATGAGAGAAAGCGGGTGAAACCGGGCTGGTTACTCGTATCCGGAACGTCTACCCGAAGCATATTGGTACCGGCCACGTTCTGTTCCGTACATCTTCCCGCTATCCTTGAATGGCCGAATAACTCGACCACGCACCATAAATCAAATTTCTCTTGTTCCATATTATTTTCTCTTTTTAAAAGTGTTACAAAATCTCGTGGAGTTAGCTACCCGTCCAGCGTCATGTATGATGCACCAAACGCATAGCCCCTTGTGAGGATGTCCGTTGGCGCAATCGCCACATTTCACCTTTTCTTGCTCGTCTTTCTTCTTCGCCATATCACCAAGTCTTTATTTTTATTGGTAGATCGGCGTACCACCAAGCCAGAATCGTAGCGTCACGTTGGTCTTGGTTCGTTCTCTTAGGCAAGGGACCGACTATGTAGGAGAGTTCCTCATGGGTTATCTTGCCCTCGTCCCCTTTCCAATGCTTGGTCAAAGGCTTTACCTCTTCGCAGGGAATACCTATGTGCTCGCACATCTGGAGAAGCAATATCCCGGTTTGCTGGTTACGACCTACATACTTGGCTATCCTCTCGCCGGATTTACCCCTAGCCTTATGGAAGTTGCTTTTTTCGTTAAGCCATCCGGCCTCGACAATGACCACTATGTCTACCCCCTTGTACCTCTCTCTCGCTTCCTTGATAAAATCAACTAAGACAGGGAAGGGGAGGCTCTTTAGAATTAGCTGTCTCGTTGAAGGAGACAGTACGCATACGCCGGATTTATCTATGTCCGGGTCAACGGCTATCACTAATTCGTATCTTTTCTTTCCCATGGATTCCTCCTTTCTTTATCGTTTATTAGTAAGAATATGGCCAAGATCACTGCTATAAGTCCGAGTATTGCGGTGATAAGGTACATGGCCATTGTCAAGTGATCTAAATTCTGTATTGTTTCCATAATTAGATGTTTGTTATTCGTGGACGGTGCCGGGATCGAACCGGCCTCTTTACGTCATGCGCACTCCGTAACGTTTCATCCCGGAATACTTACCGCCCGAAATCCCCGCATATCCTCACGGACGGCGGGGATAAAAACTAAATCTAATACCATGAAAAACACACTCTAATATTAATTATCTGTTTTGCCCTTTGGTACGCTATCAGCGTCAAACGGGAAGATGTCCATAATAAGGGTCTCGCTTACCATTGCCAAGGTATAATCCGCCAAGGTCCCTTTCATATTCTCCTCGAAGCATGAGATCGCTTCCTTTAGGCCGCTCGCCTGTACTATGAATCTGGCCGCTGTTTTCTTCTCTATGCCGCTCTTCTCATCAAGCGTGATAAAATAGATCTTAATCTCATAAAATCTATCACCGTTATCGTTAAAGAATAGTTCCGCTATCTTTTTACGTGTTATGTCGGCGATAGTGAACTCTCCGGTAATGTACGGCCTTAATTCCTCTATCGTGCGTGCTTCAGCCTCCGTATAGGAGAGGGCATCCACTAAATAGGGTTCGACCACTCGTTTTTGCATGCCGTTCTCCAGCATCTTCTCATATGCGACCTTGCTAATAAACCAGTTTCTCATATATACTTTAATAATTAATGTTATACTTCTTTCTTTCGTATTGTGGGACATACCCTTTGCAAGGAGTATTCCCGTCAAGTAAGGCCGATTCCGGCCTCACAGTTTCCCCTTCTTTTTTAGACGGGTCTGTCCAATGCCTCTGCCGTTGATGGCAAAGGCAATGTCTTTTAGAACATGCCTCATTGAGGCATAATATCAGTTCTTTCATCTTGGATTATTTTCTCGAGTTTCTTTAGATCCTTTTTGGCCAATCTTACGGTATCGGCTATCCTTGGTCTTCCCTTGGAATCCACGTGTTCTAGGATAACCGATAGATGGCGGGACAGTGTTTTAATGAAAGACTCGGATAGCTGGTACCTTTTAGCCATGGCCGTTATTTTTTATAAAAACCTTGGAACCTCACGATACCTAGATACTCGGGAGATTTCATTAGTCCGTCCCCCATGCCGCCCAACGTCTCGGCTCCCGGCTCGTCAAGGACAACCTTGGAGTCAATCTCCTTAGGTACACGGAAGCATATCTGTACGGGGAAATTCACCTTAGCGTCTCCCGTGATCACGTTAACCGACGCTCTTTGCGTAGCCGCCATGATCCGGAACCCAAGCGATCGTCCCTTTTGTAGCAACATCTTCAGATTCTCCTCCAATGACTTTTCACGACCGACCGTGCGTAGTTCCATTTTAGGCTCGAGGAATCCGAAGGCGTTCTTTCGCTGGCCAACCTCGACCATTTCCTTTATGTCAAGTTCTGTTCCCGAACGGGAGGACGCTACCGCGTCGGCGAACTCATCGAACACCACCAGCGTTTTCCATGATGCCCTCGATTTAGCCCTTTCTTGCATATCCTGTACGAGCTCTTTCATCTTGGCCTCTATTTCTTCTATATCATTATAGACCTTTATGTATTTCTCGGAGGAATAATTACAGAACTCGTATTTCGGATCGAAAATTACGATGTCCCGGATACCGGCTAAGCGGGCGTATTCTATCGTGGATATGATACACACGGATTTACCGCTACCGGTAGCTCCACAAATCAAGGCGTGAGGCGTGGAGTTGTTATCGAGATCCCACACCACGAGCCTACCGAAGTTATCCGTTCCTATGGGAATCCTCATGCCGTCGATATACTTCTTGTCCCAATACAAGGACTTGGTTCTTTTCTTCGGTGATTCTATGGAGAGGTAGGATTTTTCCTCATACACCATAAGCTCGTTACCCATCCTTATGGATGGCACGTCCAGCGCGTTCGCTATGTCTAGCTTGTATTTCATCACTGTCGTGATCTTTGTCCCAGCGGATACCTCTAGCAGATACGTGTCTGACGAGTACCCGTTAATCTCCTTGGCCACGTTCACGATCACCCCGAATGTCCGTAGGATATGCTCTATTTTCTCGCTGTTTGTCATATTACTATTGGATAAATCATATTGAATGAATGAGGAAGCGTTCCTCTTGAACTCGGATATTACCTTGGGGTTTACCGATCCAAGGGAAGCGTCCCGTATTTTTTTCTGTCTCTTCGATATCAATTCCTTCTTTGACTCGGGCACGTTGAAATCATCGACCTCCGCTATCAGCGTCTTGGCCCAGAAATTATAAAGCTCGGCCCTGTCCACGAAGTTGTCGCTATCGTTGATCATGTACACGTAATCCGGATCGGACACGGCCTCTATCATCCTTTTTAGCGGCTCGTACAATATGGCCTCGTAAAGCTTCCTCGTGTCGTTATCGAGATTGATCACGAATTTCTTCAACTGGGAGGAGCCGTCCTTGTTTTTCGAGATCTTGTTCTCCACGAACCATACCTCGTCAACATTCTCCCCGAAGCGGGACTCATAGCACTTAACGTAGGTCATCGCCTGTTTCCCGCAGGTAAACGTTAGTTCCTCGTCATCGGTGAACTTGGCCCTTGACTTATGGTCTATGATGACCGTCCGACCGCTCTCCGTCCTTATCGCCAAGTCTAGCCTAGCGTGGCAGGGCAGGGGGATGTCCACCCCGTTTACCGTTACCCATTCCTCGCATCTTAATTCCACGGCGATTATCTCCTTGATACCGGAAAGATATATATCCTTTTCCCCGTAGAAGTTATTGATAAGCCTCGTGGCGTTCTTGGTGGCCTCGATCTTGCATTCCTCTACGGTAGGTGTCGTTTTCTGTATTTTCCAATCATTCGGGTGTACCTCCTCTATGTATGAGAACGCTACCCTCTCCATTTCCGTGATCGGTATTATCTGCCCCTTGCGCTGTAGCTCCATGAAGAAATACTCCAAGGCCGAATGATAGGCGTTACCCGCCACCGTGCTGGAGGATGATCTGGATCTTTCCCGGTAAATCTCCCGTTTCTCGAACTCCTTCTCGTTCCGGGAGAAAGAGGCTACCTTGCTGTAACTCCAAGAGTCGATAAGGTAGTTTGATAAATGCTCCTCCAGCTCGGCGTTGGTATAGGATGAGTACTTGTTCATGGCATGTCCTCTTTGTTTTTGCCCTTAGACTGTCTCATCGCCTCCTTTTTTTGATCGACATCTTTCTTTGTCTCACGAATTGGAAGGATTAGATCGTTTACCGTGGTATCCCCGTCCTTTAACGCTTGTATGATCCCGATCAGCATGGCGATCTCGTCGGGGCCTATCTGATTGCTGGTCTGTTTGCCGCATAGCTTAATGACCTCCTCTTCCGTTATGGCGTATTCGTTCTTGAACTTGTTGATGATATTAGTTCTCGTTTTTAATATCTTGTCAGCGTCGGATAGATCCCCCGTGATGAATTTTTGGGCGGCTTGATAGACCCTGTCCACTATGGCCTTGGGGATAACGGCGAATACGGAATTGCGATAAGCTATGGAGTTGGCGGCGTTTCCCGTTACGGTAATCATGTCGTCTGAGTAACGTTTCCCCTTGCTATCCACTATGCTCCTGCGAACCTCGAACGCGGACGCTACGTTTGTCTCCAGATCCCAGCATGTACCCCTGCTGATGATCTGCTTGTCCGTTATCTGGATAACCTTGGCCTCAGTCCTGATATTACCCCAATTGGATACGATTATCTTGGCGAGGTGTACGGATGGCCCAGTAATAGGTTTCCCTCCTCTTGGCAAGGCATAACTGCATGACCTTGCCGTGTCTTGATTCATCGTGGCCATTACCACGGAATTATCAATACTCCTTCTGATATCCCTAGGATATCTTTTCGCGGTCGCAACTTGTGAGTCCACGTTTGCTCTCTCAACCGCATCTACCTGTAAAATTTGTACTTCATGGCTTTCTACTGGAAGTACCTCGTAACTGCTTGATTCCATGATTATTTATTTTGAATGATTTTCTTTACCAATATAAAGTGCTGGTTTCCCAATCTCGTTGATACCGATCGTCCTCGGATTCTGTTTCTTCCTCCCCGTCGTACTCCGGTTCGCCGTCGGGGTCTTTGATGTAGATGTCTCTCATATATCTTGATTTGTAGGCCTCCGGGAGTCGAACCCGGCCATCCCCATGTTAGGGGCGCTCTACCGATAAGCTAAGGCCTTGAATTTATTCGATCTCGATAATCTCGAATTTTCCTTTCTTTATATATATCTTATGATTGTAGTAGTCTTTGACTATTCCATGATCGGAAACTGTATTTATGTTTCCAGTGCAATCCTCGACATATGAGTTATTGCAAGCCTCGACCGTGGCAGAGCCGTAAGCCTTGACCGTGGCAGAGCCGTAAGCCTCGACCGTGGCAGAGCCGTAAGCCTCGACCGTGGCAGAGTCGTAAGCCTTGACCGTGGCAGAGTCGCAAGCCTTGACCGTGGCAGAGCCGTAAGCCTTGACCGTGGCAGAGCCGCAAGCCTCGACCGTGGCAGAGTCGTAAGCCTCGACCGTGGCAGAGCCGCA